GGTTAATGGGATTGCGCCGCTCTTCGCCCGGTTCACAAGGCGATGCGCCGCTCTCGCGCCGGTTAATGCGCGGAAATCCACCGTCAACTCATTGACGCGCCTGGTTGCGCCCTCATCCCTCGCGCACCGGCGCCTGGGGGATATTCCGTGGCGAACTCACTCCTTACCATCAGCATGGTGACGCGGGAGGCTGTCCGGCTTTTCCGCAACAGCAATTGGTTTTTGCGCACCATCAACCGCCAGTTCGACGAAGAGTTTGGCCGTGGCGGCGCTAAGATCGGCTCGCAGCTCAGAATCAGGCTGCCGAATGATTATACGCTTCGTACCGGCCCGACCGCGAACCCGCAATCGACAAACGAGCAGTCGACGATGCTCACCGTCGCCAACCAGTATGGCGTCGATGTGTCGTTTACCTCGGCCGATCGCGCGTTGAGCTTGGATGACTATTCTGAGCGGGTCTTGGCCCCCGCGGTCAATATCCTCGCCGGCGGTGTCGCCGTCGCGGTGATGGCGAATATCGAGCAGGCCTCGAACTTCGTCATGAACACCGATGCCTCCTCCAACATGATCAGCCCCTCCGCCGGCACCTGGCTGCAGGCCGGCGCGATCCTCGATCGCAATGGCGCGCCGCGCAATGACCGCTTTATCGTGCTTGATCCGATTACCCAGGCGAGAACGGTGACCTCACTTACCGGGCTCTTCAATCCGCAGGCGAAGATCTCCGAGCAGTATATGCGCGGCACGCTGTCGGTCGATACCTTGGGGTTCGATTGGGGCATGGACCAGACCGTCACCATGCACACGACGGGGGCCTACGGCACGCCGCCGACCGTCTCCGGCGCCAATCAGACGGGATCGACCCTGACGATCTCGGCGCTCGCCGGGCCGGTGGTCGCCGGCGATATCTTTACCATCGCCGGGGTCAGAGCGGTCAATCGGGTCACCAAATCCTCGACCGGGCAATTGCAGCAGTTCACCGTCCTGGCGAACGCCAATGCCGGCGCCACCTCGCTCTCAATCTACCCGCCGATCACCCCGGCATCGGGTGGCAATCCGGTTCCCTTCCAGACGGTCGATGTCTCGCCCGCCGGCGGTGCTAATATCGTCTTTGCCACCGCGGCGTCGTCAGCCTACCGCAACAATTTTGCCTATTATGCGGAGGCCTTGACGCTTGCCACGGCCGAATTGGAATTGCCGCGCGGCACGCACGAGGCGGCGCGAGAAACTTATGACGGGATCTCGCTCCGCATGGTCACCGATTACGCTATTCTCTCGGATAGCTTTGTGACCAGGCTTGATATCCTTTTCGGCAGCCTCATGGTGCGGCCGGAATGGGTCTGTAAAGTCGCCGACATACCTTAAGGAGGCCGCATGGCAGCCGAAGTGCTCCCCGGCAATCTCGGGCGCAACGATTACCCGAAAATGCTCTACCACCCGGATGGGCGCACGGTGGTCGTCGACACCCCCGAGGAGCACGACCGGCTGCACAAAGAGGATTGGGGAACGCAGCCGCAGGACATCCACCGCGAACGCCCGGCGAGTTCCTTCCCGATGTCGAATGGCGGTGATCCCCTGGCGATGATGATTCGAGAAACGCTCGAGGCCGTGCTTGATGAGCGCGGCATTGGCAAGAGGAGACGGTAGATGGCACGAGATGTTCACGGCGACTGGCGCACCTCGACAAAGCGCGATCCGCATGTCGAGCCCCTGGAGCGGCAAAAGCGTGGTGGCGGCGGCTATGACGCGGGACCCGGCAGCACCGGCATGCCCTCGGCGCGGATGATGGACCGCCCGCCCTCCCCCTGTGGCGCCTTTGATCGCTCGGGTGATAGCCGCGGCTCGATCAATAGGGGGATCCGCAAGATCCAGGATCAGGATCGCTAACCAATGCTGGTGCAGGACCTCATCAGTCTTGCACTGAGAACGTCGGGGGTCCTCGGGGTCGGGCAAACCGCGCTCCCGCAGGACCTTTCCGACGCGCAGCAGCTGTTGATCTTGCTGATGCAGGAATGGCGGCAAAAAAGATGGCTCGTCTACCGCCTCAATACCGCGATCCTCCCCCTCATCCCGGGGCAGATGACCTATCAGGTGGGACCGTCGTCGGCGTCCCCGACACCTGATTTTGTCACCGACGGGAAGTTTCGGCCGGCCAACATCCAATCCTGCTATCTGCGCCAGCAGGTGGGGTCGGGGCCCAATTCCTACCCGCTCGATTTTCCGATGCGGATCTTGGAATCGCGGCAGCAATACGACGCGATATCGTTGAAGAACCTGCATTCGTGGCCATCGCTCATCTATTACGATCCGATCGTGCCGGTGGCGACGATGTATCTTTGGCCGGTGCCGGTGCAGGCGTTTTTCTCGCTCTACATCGCCTGGCAGAGTGCGATTGATTTTGCCGCCGAGGGCTCGCAGACGGTCGATCTCGAGACGATCCTGCCGGCGGAAACCCAATTGGCGCTGATGTACAATCTCGCGGTCAAAACCGCCATTGCCTACAAGCTGCCGCCGGATGAAGAATTAAAGGGCATGGCGCGCAGCGCCTTGAATACCCTGCGCATGACCAATTTCGCGCTGCAGCCCCTAAAGATGCCGGCCTCGCTCGTTGGCACCGGCGTGCGGATGAAGAATCCCTTGGGCGGGTTTGTCTACCCAGAAACCAGTGCCGGGGTTCCGGTCGGGACCCAGCTGGGGTGATCACATGGGCTACTTTGCCGAGGACGGGATCACCGTTTGGCAGAAGGGTCAAAACCTCACTGCCGAGGATCTGAACCGCAATTTTGCAACCCTCTTGATGTATGCCGAGCGGGCGATCGATCGCGCCTTGCAGCCCGATGTCGCGGTGGTGGAATTGACCCGGCGGCTGCGCGACATCGAGAGCCGTCTCGATGCCCTGGAGCTCCATGCGAGCCGCAGCGCCCGCGAGCGCAACGAAATGGAATATACCCCGCTCGCCTATTTTGGCGGGATGCTGCAGCGCTTGGACGGACTGCAGCAGATGACCGAAGCGACGGCCGCGGAACTGCGTCAGGCGCACAGCGCAGTTGAGGCGATGCACAACGACCAGCGCGGGCGGATCGAACGACTGGAGCAGCAGCCCCCTGCGGCGCGCGCGGACGCACTCGCGGCGCTCATCGCCGAATACCAGGGAACGACGGCGACGGCGACGAAGGCGCTCCTCGAAGCCACGGCCCTGCGCGGTGAGGTGGCGCACGCCAAGCGCCTGGCACTTGCCACCGACCGTGAAGCCAACCGCCAGCAATACGCGCCGCTTGCGGTTCTGGCCGAGCTTATCAAGCGCATCGAAGCCCTGGAGGCGCGTTGATGGCGCAGCTCGCCCTCACCCAAGGCGCCTACCAGGCTCGCGGTTTTATCGCCAACGCCCAGGTCTGCTTCAATCTCTACCCTGAGCAGAACCCGAAGGATGCGCCCTTCCCGGTGACGCATTATCCCGCACCTGGCCTCGAAGTGCTCTCGGACTACACGGGCACCTATTCGGGGCCGGTGCGCGGGCTCTACGACGCCTCAAACGGCATGGTCTTTGCCGTCATCGGCCAAGATGTGATCCAGTGGAAGGGCCCCAGCACCGCCGCGGTGCATCTTGGCACCATCAGCAGCAATACCAACCCGGTTTCGATCTGCGACAACCAGGGGGATGTGGTCTTTGTCGATGGCACGACGGGCGGCTGGTACGTGCCGCTCGCCAACGCCAATACCGCCGCGAGCCTGCAGGCGATCACCGATCCGGCGTGGCTGGGATCGACCAGGGTTGATTATATCGACACGTTTTTTATCTTTAATCAGCCCGGGACATCGAATTTCTACACTTCGCTCTCGGGGCAGTTTCTGCCGCTTGATGCGACCTACATCACGCCCAAAGAGGGGTGGAACGACTATTTGGTCGCCACCGCCGCGCTCCACGACAATGTCTGGCTCTTAGGGGTCAGCACCACCGAAATCTGGTTTAATTCAGGCGGCGCCACCTTCGCCTTCTCACGCATGCCGAACAGCATTTTGCAGCAGGGCTGCGTCGCGCAGTTCTCGCCCGTCGTCGCCGATAACGCGGTTTACTGGATTAGTCAGGACCGCTGGGGGCGCAATATGTGTCTGCGCGGCGAGGGTTACGCCGCGCGCCGAGTCTCCACATTTGCCGTCGAGGATCAGTGGTCGCTCTACCCGACGCTTTCCGATGCGATCGGCATGGCCTACCAGATCGGCGGCCATGAGACGATCGGGTTCTGGTTCCCTAGCGGCAACGCGTGGTGGGCTTACGACGCCTCGACCCAGCTCTGGCACCAGCGGACCTATCAGGATTTGTCACAGCCGTGGCTGCCGCGCTGTATGGCGGGGTGGGGTTCGGTGCCCAATGGCGGGGACCAGAATAGTGTCCTCGCCGGCGACCGCACCGGACCGCGCATCCTGCATGTATCGCGGCAGAATTTTGACGATTGCGGCCAACCGATCGTGCGCCAGCGCTCGTGGCCACATATCCAGGAGGACGGGAAGCGCCTCGTGCATACCCGCTTTTATGCCGCGATGGATGCTTCCGAGCTCAACCCGCAGACCGCGACACTCGATTGGTCGGACGATGCCGGGCGCAATTACGGCACGGCTGTGCCGCAGACGGTGAGCGGCTCCAATGGGCAATACCAGTGGCGGCGCCTCGGCTACGCGCGCGACCGGGTTTACCGCATGACCTGGCAGGCCCCGGGGCCCACCGCGCTCAATGGCGCGTGGATCGATGTCGTGGGGGAAGCCTCGTGATCGAGCGCTCGGAATCCTTGGAGCGGGCCTTGACCCGCGAAACTGTGCGGTTTTCCGGGAGCCTTGCGCGATTTGTTTTCTACAAGGGCGAGAAGCCACAGGATTGCAATGGCGTGGCGCAAGGCGAGCGGGTGGGCGGCATTGAGGCCAGCGAATTTTTGCTGCGCCGCCTCTCGCGCGGGACCGAGCCGGCGATGCCCAAGGAAGCCGATTACTGGCGGCTCTACGACGCGGGCGGCAATGTCGTGATGCAGGGGACGGGGCGTGCCGCCGATTAGATCGATCAACCCCAGGAGCGGGATCTCGAGCCTTTTTGCCGCGCAGGGGCTGATTTCCCCACGCAATGCCTTTGTCGAGCCGACGGGGGAGCCGACCCCGGTTAGTTTTCGCTTTCTCGAAAGCATTTTTAACGCGGTCGGTGACTTACAGATCAACGGTGTCCCGGGGCCTCCCGGTCCCGCCGGGCCTCAGGGTCCCCAGGGCGTCCCCGGGCCAACCGGGAGCTACCAGGCGGGGCAAGGGATCAATATCAATACCGGCACCACCCCGGCGACGATCAGCACGGCGGTGGCTTACCTGCCGCTGCAGCAGACGGGGGTGACGGTATCGGCTTTGCCGGCGGCGGGGACGAACCGCGGATCACGCGCTTTTGTCACCGACGCGACGGCGACGAGTTTTTATTCGATTGTTGCGGGGACGGGGACAAATTTTGTGCCGGTCTTTTCCGACGGCACCAACTGGCGGATCGGATGAAGAATTTTTTGGCGATCGGCACCGCGGACATGCTGCCCTTGCGCATGGCGCTGCAGCGCCAGCCGCAGCTCTGGGATCAGCATCGCTACCGCACCGAGTTCAACGGCACCCCGTTCCGCGGCATGAGCGATATTCTGCTGCGCTATTCGAGGCCTGAGAGGTGGGAGGGCACAAAAGATTCCGAGGCTTTGGTTGATGATCTGGATCTGGTCATGTACCCGGCGTGGGAAAAGCTCCCCGAATGCCGCGAAATCATCTTTAACCTGATGCGGCGCTTTCAGGGCATTGCCCTGGGGCGGGTGATTATCGCCCGCTTGCCGCCGGGCGGGGTGATCCTCCCCCATGCCGACAATTACGGGGCCTACGCGACACAGGACGGCTTGCGCCTCCACATCTGCGTCCAGGGCCTGCCGGGGTGCCAGTTTCATTGCGGCGGCGAAACGATCCAGATGCAGACGGATAGTGTGTGGTGGTTCAACCACAAGGCCGAGCATTCGGCCGAAAACAATTCGGCGGACGAGCGGATCCACCTGCTGCTTGATATTCGCACGGGGTGAGGCATGGCCATCGTGCTCGCCCTCCTCTTGATCAGCCTGCATGGCCCGGGCGGGCAACTCTTGATCATCAACCCGCTCGAGATCTCGAGCCTGCGCAGTCCGTTGGAGAGCAATTCGCACTTTGCCCGGGGCACGCACTGCATCGTGGTGATGAGCAACGGCCGGGTGAATGCGACGCTCGAAGATTGCCTCACGGTACAGCGCCAAATTATGGGGACCCGCTGATGGAGCACCTGTCGCTGGCCACGGAGAACGCCCTTTCCATCCTCGAGGAGGCCGAGGAAGAGGGCATAACCCGGCGGCATTGGGAGGAATTAGCGGTCGATAAGAACGAGGTGCAGTTGGCGATCGACTGGAAGAAATATCGCGAGTTGGACCGCATGGGGATGCTCTCGGCGATTGCCGTGCGCCTTCGCGGCAAGCTTGTCGGCTACAGCATCATGATCCTCTCGACGGGGCTGCATTACCGGCACTGCTTCGAAGCGACGATGGATGTCTTTTGGGTCGCGCCGGAAGTCAGAGGACGCTGCGCCGGGCGGCGGCTCTTTCGCGTGCATGAGGCGGAATTGAGGCGCCGTGGGGTGAAGCGGGTGCATGCGGGAAGCAAGCTCCACAAGGATTGCTCGCGGCTCTTCAAGGCGCTCGGCTACAGGCCGGTGGAGCTGTGGCATTCAAAGCTGCTGGGGGACTAAAGATGGTCGGGATCATCGGCGGCGGGCTCTCTGCCATCGGCAATATCGCCGGCGGGTTGATCGGATCTTCCGCCGCATCCTCTGCTGCCAAACAGCAGCAGAATATGCTCAACCAGATTTTGAATTTCCAGAAAGGCATCCTGCAGCAGGGACAGGATAATCTCGCCGGCAATATGGGGGCGGCGACCGACACGGTCGGCGCCTATATCGCCGATGCGGTCGGCGCGCTCAACAATGCCGGCGTCGGCGGTATCACCGCGATCGAGAATATGCTCGGGCCGACGATCGCCGCGATCCAAGGGGGGGCCGATCGCGGGATTAATTACCTCACCGGCGCCGGGGACAACATCAGCAATTTTATGATGCCCTACATCACCGGCGGCTCCAACGTCATGGGGCAGCTGGTCAATGAGATCCAGTCGGGACAGCTGGGCGCCATGCCCTCGCTCACCGATTATAGCCAGTTGCCGGGTTATCAATTCACCCTCACCCAGGGCGAGCAGGCGGCGCGCAACGCCGCCACCGCATCCGGCTATGGCGGCATCGGGCAATCGGGCTCGGGGCCGCTCGGAAAATCGCTTATTCAATATGCGGAAGGACTTGCGAATACTTTTGGCTCACAGTATTTGCAGAATTATTGGGCGAACCAGAACAACAGGTACAATATTCTCAGCAACACCGCGACGATCGGCTCCAATGCGGGATCGAACCTCGGGCAGATCCTTTCCAACATCTACGGCAATATCGGCAATATCGCTTCGACCGCGGGGAGCAATATCGGCACCGCTTATTCCAATGCCGGGAGCGGGATTGCCAACATCTTCCAGAACCTCGGCACCGGGATTGCCAACGCTTACGGCACCGGGGAGGGTAATTACGTTAGCGCCATCACCCAGCCCCTGGCGGCCTATATGGGGCTTGCCGGCAATGTCGCCTCTTCCTTCGGGCAGGCGGGGGTGCAGGGCTCGGCCAATATCGCCAATTCGCAGCAGGCGGCGGGGAACTTGCTCGGCGCAGGCCTTACCGGCGGGATCAATAGTGGGATCAGCAATTACCTGCTCGGCAATTACCTGAACCAGAACAACACCGGCGGCTCGACGATCGGCTCGGCCGTTAACGCGCAGCCCTACACCGGAGGGCTCTACTGATGGCTGATCCCGGCACCGGGGCCTTTGTCAACCAATTGATGAACCCGCCAAACCCTTTTGCGACGGCGGGGCAATCGGCGCAGGGCTTGAACGCCCTGATGCAATTGCGCGCCGATCGCGCCGCGGCCGACGCCTATCAGCAATCGATCGATCCGCAGACCGGGCAATTCGACCCCGGCAAGTTTCAGTCGCTCTTGGCCCAAGGGGGGCCGGGCGCGACCTTCCACCTCGGCGCCACGATGGAGCAGGCCGGGCGCGGCAACCAGGCGCAGGCCGCAGGAAGCCGCGAGCAGCTGCAGTCGAACCTCGATCAATTGGGCGCGCAGTCCCTCTACCTGCAGCCTCTGGCGGCCAAGGCTGCAACCGGACAGCAGGTAACGGCGGAAGAAATCACCACGATGCTGCAAGGCATGCCCGCGGGGGTGATGCCGGAGAGCCGGCGTCAGCAGCTGATTGGCCAGGTGGCGGGCATGAGCCCGGCCCAAGCGACAACCTGGGTGCAGGGCGCGGCTTACGCCAATGCGCACGCGACGAGCGTGGTGCAGAGCCATCTGCCGGGGGTGGCAACGCTCCCGACCGGCGGCGGCGCCTTGGTTTTCAATCCCAACCCGAGCACCTTTGCCGGCCAAGGTGCCGGCGCATCGTCGACCCCCTACGGCTACAATCCTTACACGCTCACCCCTGAATCGGCGGGCGCAACCGAGACGATCACCCTCCCCGGCGGCCAGTCGATCCAGGTGCCGCACGCGGTCGGGATCGCGATCCTCTCGAGCAACCCCGAACTGCAGCGCCTCAATCCGAATTTTGCCAAGCCGCCGGCCGCAGCGCCGGCTTCTCCCAAGCCCGCAGCCCAGCCCCCCGCAGCCGCGCCGGGGCGCTATCCGCAGCCGCAGCCGCAGCCGGCACCGGCGACGCCACCGAAGGTCGAAGGTCCCGAATATGTCCAGCCGCCCCCGCCCAACCCGCAAGCGGGCGGCGTGGGAGTGACACCCACCGCGGGCTATGGCGGCACGCTCAAGGCCTCGGTCGACGCGCACAACAACCTGCAGGCAGCGGTGACGGCGGCGCAGGACATCAAGCCGACGCTCTCCGACATGGAATCGAACCTCAAGACCGGAGCGCAAAGCGGTGTCGGCACCGGAACCCTGACCGGGCTGCGGCAGACCCTGGAAAACCTCAAAATCGTCCCCGATACCAGCGCGGGAGATCCAAGCGTCGCAAGCGCGCAGGCAGCGCAGGACGAGTACAACAAGAATGTCGCGCTCTTACAGAAGTACCAGCTGGGGACGCTGGGCAATACCACCGATGCCCGGCAGGACCTGGCCGAGGCGACGGGGCCGGGCCTGCATGGTTCGAAGCAGGGCAACATCAACATCATCCACATGCTGCAGGGCAACCAGGATGCGATCGAAGTGATCGGCAAGTCCTTTGCCGAGGCGCAGAAAAACGGTTGGACGCCCGAGCGCTACAACGAGTGGCTGAACCAGCATTTCTTCCAGGGGGGCGACAAGGGCGGCAAGTTTGATCGGCGCGTCTTCTGGTTCGCCCGCGCCCCCGACCCCGATGCGCAGCGCGCGATCTACAATGCGATCCCCAAGGGTCAGCAGGAGCAGTTCAGAAAGGACCTGCAATACGCCAAGGATAACGGCTGGATCACTCAGGGCGCTGATGGATCAGCGCAGCCGGCGAGCCCCTGATGCCCGATTACGGCCCGCTCTACCAGACAGCAGGACAAGCGTGGAATATCGATCCGCTGCTGCTGCAGGCGATGGCGGGCAAGGAATCGAACGAGACACCGAGCGCGACCAACCCCAAATCGGGCGCGCAGGGGATGATGCAATTCCTCCCCACCACCGCGCCCGAATATGGCGTCAGGGATCCCTATAACGCGCAGCAATCGGTCATCGGCGCGGCGCGCTACATGGATACGCTGCTGAAGAAGCACAACGGCGATCTCTCGGCCGCCCTCGCCGACTACAGCGGCAATGCCGGCAACCCGAATGCCCCATATGTGAAGGATGTGACGGGGCGCTATACCGCGCTGCAGCAGGGTTGGGGGACGACTGCGCCGGCGGCTAATCCGCCCGGGACATCGAGTCCGGCGCCCATCATCGATGTGACAAACAAGGCCGGTTTCGGCACCAAATTCGGGAAGTTTGCCGATAATGGCGTCCCCCAGGGGATGATCATTCATCACACCGCCGGGCGCGGCTCGGTGGATTCGGTGCTTAATACCTATAAGAGCACCAATTTCCCGGCGCCATTCATCATCGACCGCGATGGCAACATCTACCAGGCGATCCCCGACGGCTACCAGGGCCAGCATATCAAGAACGGCACGGGTCCTGTCGGCGAGGGCAAATCGAACGCCAATATGGAAGGCGTCGAGATCATCGCCAACGACGACAAAGACGTGCTGCCGGTGCAGCAGCAAGCGGCGGCGAACCTTCTCCAGCAGCGCGCCGACAGATGGGGCTGGGTCAACCCGCAAGCCCTGGTTTACGGGCACGGCGAAGTCAACCCGGGGCACAAAGAGCCCACCGAGGGAATGACCGTCGCCGGTGGGGTGCGCAACGGGACGCTTCAGCTGCCGTCCTTTGCGGGGAGCCCGCCGCAGGAGGTGCAGGTGGCAAGCAATTCGAAGACGACGCAAGCCACCGCCACCGATTTTGATGCGATGCTGAGCGGCAAGACAACGCCGGCGGCAAAACCCGCGCCCGCACCCGCCAAAACCGATTTCGATGCGACGCTGATGGGTGCCCCTGCGGCCGCGTCCGGGGCCCCCACAGCGCCGGAACCCGTCTCGGGGATACCGGAGGCAGGGCAACCGCCCGCAGCGCAGCCTGCGCCCGCGCCACGCGACTACACGCCCGTCGATACGCAGCCCGCGGCGCAAGAGATCGAGGGGACGCCGATCACCCCGCCGCAGCCGCGCTCCTGGTTACAGGCGAACATCATCGACCCGCTGCGCCAAGCCTATAACCCGCTCACCCAAGCCCCGCCGATGAATTACCTGATGGGCTCGCCCGGGGCGCAGGAGATTGCCGCCGGTGTCCTGCAGGGGCCGCGCAATGTCGCGACGGTGATGAATAATTTCGAGCGCTATATGGATCAGCGTTTTCCGTGGCTGGCGGCGCTCGATAAATCGGCGGCTAAGACAGATATTCCGGTCGTTTCCCCGCTGTTGACCGGACCGTTGGGGGCAACCCCGCAGGATCTCGAGGCGTCACGGCAACGCCTCGCGGCGGAGACAAAAGCGAACCAGCTGATGCACGGCGGCACTTTGCCCTACATGGGCGGCGAGGTCGCAGGCGATGTGCTGGCGACCTACCCGCTGGCGCTCGCCGGAACGGCTTTGGTACGCGGCGCCGAGATGGTGCCGCAGATCCCGCAGATCGTCCGCAACGCGCTGCCCTTTGCCAATACCGTGCTGCAGGGCGGCGGCAGCAATGTGCTGACGAACCCGAACGAGGCGCCGGGTAAAGCTTTTGAGGAAGGCGGTGCGGGCGCCCTCTTGCTGCATGGGCTCCTCGGCAGCGTCGGCGATCAATTCGCCAGGGGCACGTCTTCACAGGCGGTGCAGGAGGGGCGCGACCTCGGTTTCAAGTTCACGACGGGTGAAGAGCGCGGAGGCTTGGCAAAGCAGCTTGAGGACGTCACGCAATATGCGCCTGGCTCCGGGGCCGCGCAGAAGGCTGCCGAGCACCGCTCGGTCATCAATAGCGTTCTCAACCGCAACATGGGGGTGGCCGGCGACAAGACAACGCAGGCGACGCTGCAGACGGCGCGCGCCAATGCCGGCAACCTGATGAACCAGATCAACACCGTCACGGTCGACGTTAATAAAGACCCGAAGCTTTTGAGCGAACTGGCGGAGATCGCTGCCGACGCGAAGGCGCAGCCAACCACCGGAACCTCGATCACCAGCCTAATCGACAAGATACAGGATACCGCCGCCAATACCGGCACGGCCGCGGCACCCAAGGCGAGCGGCACCTTGCCTGGCGGCTACATGCATGACCTTTACAGCCAAGGAACCCCGCTCGATCGTCTGGTTAATTCGCCCGATCCGGTGATCCGGCAGTTTGCCGAGCGCGTTAAAACCTCACTACAGGATGCGCAGTCGCGCACCGGGGATGCGGCAATCTATGGAACGACGCAGGCAGCCGCCAACCAGGCTGCGGTCGATGCCTTCAACCGGGGGCGCTATTTCTGGAAGACGATCAAGACCGTCGAACCCTTGGTGGATAAGACCGGCTCGGCCGATGATGCGACCTATCTTGCGCTGGCCAACCGCATCCAGAAAAACTTTGACCCGCGCTATGCCGGCGCTGAGCAGGATATGCAGAAACTCGCGCGGGTGCTCAAAGGCCCGCTCGAGGAAATGAAATCGTCGGGCACTGGGCGGCAACTCCTGACCGCCGGCGGATTGCTTGCAGCAGGACAGGGACTAGCGAAGTGGGGGCCGGAGACGTTCAACCAGTACCTGGAAATGGTCGCTCCTTATCTGGCAATGGTGGCCCCGGGGCGCCTCTCGCGGTTTGGGCCGGGCCTCGGCATTCCGGCGCTAGAGGCGGCAAATCAAGTCTTTAATCCGCTGGTGCCGCGCGTCGCCGGCCCCACCGCCTACCGTGCTGCAAACCAGCTGCTGGCTCCGCCGCAGGGACAACAGTGATGCTAGAAGACGCCAAACACGTGCATCCAATAGGCGGCGATCAGCACGGCTGCGTAGGGGATACACAGCGCGCCGCCGATGGTTTCAAGGCGCACCACCCAGCGCGGCATATTGCGGGTGAGCTCGTAGGGCAAGAGCCCCTGTATCGGCACGGATGGCAGCGGCGTATCCGGCAGATTGCGCACCGGGGGTTCTGGTCTGAGGCTGTCGTAAAGGCAGCAGAGCACGACGACACAGAAGAGAATGAAAAATGGGATGAGTCCCGGAATCGGATCTTCCATCGCTCACCTCACCGCGATTATGAGGGTGAGCACGACCAACAAGACAACGCCGGCGATGCCGCGCATCTCGGATTGCGTCATCCTTCCGGCGGGGACGAACATTCCTACCGCCTGTGCGCCAAATTTCGCTGTCAGGAGCAAGCCGATCCAGGTGATAGCCACGATATAGATGAATGCCATTGCTCAGCCCCGGCTGGCGTTGATTGCTGCGGCAAACGCGGCGACCTGGGCGCTCACTTCGGCCCGCTGCGCGCGGAACTCCTCGGCGAGATCATGACGCAAGGCGCCAATCTCCGTGGTGAACCTGTTTTCCAGCCCTTCGAATCTGTCCTCGAGCCGGTCGATCCGCTTGTCGAGGCGCGTGAACAGAAAGGCGAAAAGGCCGAAACCGACCGCCCAGAGCGCCACGAGTGCCGAGAACTGTGTGAGATCGGTCAATCTATCTCATCCCATGATAGAATTGTCATGCATCATCGGGGGTTAATCTATGCCTGATAGTGGCGAATTGCAACTGTCGCAAGATGCGTCAGTCACGCTTCCACCGGATGACTGGCGGCTGATAATCGCAGGGCTCAACGAGCTGCCGGCAAAACATGCCAATCCGGTCCTGCAGCGGGTGGTCGCCGGGCTGCAGGCCGCGGCCAAGCAGCACGTCGTTCCGATGGGGACGCGTCCAAAGGGGAGTGCGGCATAGATGGCGTCACCTGATAATCCCGAACCCACCAGGATCCCTGCCCCTCCCGGGGTGACGGCCACCCCCTCGGGGCCGATGCCCGGGCCTTGGCTTTCCTACGACAGCAAGGACTATCCGCGCCTGGTATTCTCCGCGCCCCGGTTCGAAGTGATCGCGATTGCCGACATTATCCAACCCTCGGTCCTCGAAGCCGTGCAAGGCATGCTGCCGAGCCTGGTGCCGCCCTATGTGACGCAGGCGGCGCAGGATGCCGTCAATGCGCTGGCGGTGCGGCGTGTCGGCGACACGATGACCGGGGCGTTGATGCTTTCCCCGACGATTCCGACCGCGCCGACGATGGCGGCCAGTAAACAATACGTCGATACGCAGGTGGCAACCGCCGTTCCCGAGGTGCCCGCGGTTCCCGCTGGACAAAGCTGGGCCCGACAAACCGGGCAATGGGTGGCGCTCTCCGGCGGCGGCACAATCACCGGGGTGACGGCGGGATCGGGGCTGTCGGGCGGCGGCGTCTCCGGCACGGTGACGATCAGCATCCAGAACCAGGGCGTCACCAATGCGATGCTGAACCTCGCTCCGGCCTCGACCTTGAAGGGTAACGGCACGGGGTCCTCAGCGTCGCCCACGGATCTCTCCGCGACGCAAGTGATGGCGATGCTCAACGCCGCGCCGATCAATAGCCCCGTCTTCACCGGCTCGCCTTCGATGCCGACGGGATCCTTCGGGGTGACGCAGGCACCGGGTAATTCATCGACGGCCTTGGCGACCACCGCCTTTGTCGGGGCGGCGATCTCGGCCGGGCTCGGCTCCGGGGTTGTGAACTCGTTTAACACGAGGACGGGTGCGGTAACCCTGGCTCTCGCCGATGTGACCGGAGCGGGCGGGGCCCCCATCAACGCGCCCAATTTTACCGGGATCCCGACGGCCTCGAGTGCCGCGGTCGACACGAATTCATCGCAGCTGGCAACCTGCCAGTTTGTCCTGGCGCAGGCCTCGGCGCAGCTGCCCTTGGTCAACGGCACTGCCGCTGTCGGATCGACGACACGCTATGCCCGCGCCGACCATGTGCATCCGACAGACCTGTCGCGGACCAAGGTCACCATCAGCGACACCGCCCCGGTGACCCCGACCCCGCTGCCGGGTGATTTCTGGCTCGATTCCGTGGGAGTCCAGACGTACATTTTTTATAACGACGGATCATCCAGTCAGTGGATTTCGGTCAACAATATCCAGGGGGTAGGCTCTTACCTCGCCCTCTCCGGCGGGACCATGACCGGGCCTTTGACCTTGGCAGCCGATCCTGCCGCAGCACTTCAGGCGGCAACCCGACGATATGTCGACAGCAGCTCTTCCCGGCCCAACAAGCTGCTCAATCCCTTTATGGAGATCGACCAGGCCAATGAGGGCAACGCTGTTGTTGTTACCGGCGCAGGGAAATATGCCATAGACGGATTTGCTGCGACCTATGTAACCAGTGCTGGAGGTGCGGGGCAGGCTGCCAGAAATGCCAGCGGTCCACAGGGCGGCTACGGCGTGACCGTGCAAACACTGACGGCGGCCTCATCGGTCGGCGCCAGCGATTACATGTGGATAGATCAAGCGTTGGAAGCGGATGATATCAATGATACTTACTTTGGCACTGCCAACGCTCAGCCTCTGACCTGTTCCTTCTGGGCCTTTTCCACTATTGCCGGCACTCTTTCCTTCGTGCTGAAGAACCCAGTCAGTCCTTACAGAACCTATGCTGTCCCTTTCACTATTACCACTGCGAACACTTGGCAGTTCTTCACCATTACCGTCCCTGGTGATACTGGCGGCACCTGGACTATAAGGGGGAACGGGCAAGGCATGCTTGTAGGCTGGACCGGAGCGTGCGGTGCTACATTACAAACTGCTCCCAATGCCTGGACCACTGGCAACTTCTTGGCTGCGACCGGCGCCGTCACTAATACCTTGATGACGACCTCGGGTGCATACTTCGTCATCGGCCCCTGCAAGCTTGAGGTCGGCTCCACCGCCACCCCGATGCTGCGGCAGAGCTTCCAGCAGGAGCTGGCGAGGTGCCAGCGGTATTATGAGAAGAGCTATGCGCCGGGCGTTGCGGTGGGCGCTGCAAGTATATCTGATGGCAACACTTTGGCTTATTGGGCTTCTGGTTCAGTCACTGCAGCATCTGGAGGCGCGAGCATCCCGTTCAAGGCTACCAAAAGAAGTCCAGCGACAATTACTATGTACTCTCCGACAACTGGTGCTTCTGGAAGAGTACGAGACATTCAAACCGGTGCTGATGTAACACCGTCTGTAGGTGCTGGCACAAACTCATTTTATTGGTCAGCTACGCAGACGACTGGCGCAAATATCGTCAACCTGCAAGGCTGTTGGGTCGCAGACGCGAGGCTTTAGATGACACAGTACTACCTCCCGCCGCCGCCCGCAGAGGGCATGCCCGCCTCCGACAGCATCGTGCGCGAGGACGGCGCGTGGATACCGCCCGACGAGGCGAACCGCGACTGGGCCGAGTACCAGGCGTGGTGCGCCGAGGGCAACGAGGCGCAGCCTTGGCCTGAGGGCGGGCCCATCTTCGTCCAACCACAACCGCCACCATAGGCCCCTGTCATGGCTTTTAATTTTCCGGATAATCCCACCCTCAATCAGGTCGTGACGGGCCCAACGGGCGCGCAATACATGTGGGATGGAACGAAGTGGGTTCCCGCGGGGGCCTCAACGGCGGCCTTTGCCCCCATCAACAGCCCCGCCTTTACCGGCAACCCGACAGCGCCAACGCAGCCCCTGGCGGACTCGGATACATCTTTGGCGACCACGGCCTTTGTCCGCACCGGCGTCACCGACGGCTCGAACGCGGCGGCGGGGCAGGTGGGGGAGTATCGCTCGGCCATCGTTGCCAGCACGGCCCCGGTAGGCATACTTGCCAACCAATGGTCACAAGTGACCGCCCTTACGCTGCCCGCTGGCGATTGGGACGTAGACGGTTTTGTCGGCAATGCTGGCACTGGCAGTACAGCCGGTGGTATGACAGCCTTTGGCGCTGCTGTCTCACCAACGATTTCTCCAGTTAACCCGGCTGACAATACGAGCGTGCACTTTACCTATACGAATGTAACGGGTGCTGTCATTCCAACCAGCCTTGCAAGGCTTTCGTTGTCAGCAACGACGCCGGTTTATTTGTGTACCTATATTGGTTACACAACCGGATCGGCCAATGCCTATGGCCTTATCCGCGCGCGGCGGGCGCGTTAGCATGTCCCTCGACTTCCCCGCATCCCCCAGCAACGGCCAGCAGTTTATCAGAGGAGGACATCATGGCACGTTCAACCCATACCGACGACGAAACCGAAGCCGCCCCGGAAGACACCCCGGCGACAACCCCGCCGCCGCCAACATTGGAGGAACGGGTCGCCAAGCTCGAAGAGCAGATGAAGCGCGCTGTGGCGCTGATCGGCGAGTAAACTCAAGCTGCCTGCGACCTGATGCTCTTCTCGAGGGCGAGACGGACTTCTTCGAGCGCCTCTTGCCGCGCGGAGACGAGCGCCAGCATCCGTCGCACCGCGGCCTCGGGGATCGCGTTCTGGTAAGTCGTCCAGCGGCGCAGGCTCATGTCCGAGACGCCGAGATCGCGTGAGAGGGCGCGGCGCCAGTTGGGGCCATAGAGCGCCTCTCCCAAGGCTTCGATCGCAGCATCGGGGATGATGTAACGCATGGCTGCAACATAGTCGCACTGTGCGACATGGGCAACAGGAGACGGGCGATGAGTGTGGTAGGAAAGGGTCCGGATGCATCGGACATGCGCGAGAATAAGCTCAGGCATGGGATCGACCGGGTGGAGAAGCAATTGAATGACCGCTGGCCCGCGCGCGGCAAGGCCAACACCCGCGGCGGCGAGTGGCGTCCCTATGACGACGTCAGCCGCGAGGGGCGGACCGAACCCTACCGCAAATATCCCCAAGGGCGCTCATAGCTCATCCTTTCTGTGGGCCATCCACCACTGATCCAAGGCTTTCTCGGCACGGTGGGCGATATCGTCCAAGGCACGCCGTAAGTGGTGATCGTTCCTCTCTCTCTTGTCCGCCGGGTGCGCCATCAGCGCCAGCGCGCGGATACCGGAGAGCAGATTGCACAATTGCTTGTCGGTCATTCTTCGTCGTCGACAAAGTGACGTTGACGGGCCTTGACGATGCCCTCAAACGTCAGCCTCGGCTCGATGCGGATGAGTTCCTGCATCTCGGCGATGCTGATGTTGGGTGCGTCGGCGGCAAGCTCGAACTGGCAATCCCGGTGATTGGCGGCAAAGTTGCGCAGCTGCTCCAGCCATTCCCGGGCGTGCTCGTCCGGTACGGCGGCGATCGTCACGATCCGCATGCCACAGTCCTTGAGGGCAGGAGAGGAGGGGAATGTGCTGCCGAGGCCGAACCTGAAATATCAGGTTAGCTGATAATATCAGTCCGTATCAGCGGCAGGTCAAGCCCCGCGCCGGCCATTTTTTTGCTGCCCGGCAAGGCTATCCAACCGGGTTTCGTCGCGCTCACGAGGGAAAATCGGCGGAAATCGACCTTTGAAATCAACCGGGGAAGAGAATGCCCTTGGCAGTACCGGGTTTGATCTAGAACGCCGATTCGCTCTTTTGTAACTATTCTAAAATCTCTCTACTGGCGGTCGAGAAAGGCCTGCCATTTCGCCATCGCTTTTTTAGCGAGCTCTGCCTGTGAAACATCCTTAGTGTATTTCTGAATCATCGCCAGCGTATCGTGACCCGTGATACCGGCGATCTCGTGCGTCGAGCATCCAGCCTCGGCCAGGCGCACCGCGCAGAGCTTGCGCAGACCGTGCAGCCCGTTGCGCGGCAGCCCGATGGCTTCGAGGCGATTAGGCAGGTGCTTTGAGAGATAGGTGAGGCCCCACGGCCGGCCGTGGAACTCAAGGATGGTCATCGAACTTCGGTCGGTCTTCCAGGCTTCGAGCTCGGCGCGTAGTGCCGGAAGAACCGGGATCTTGACGGGACGCTCGGTTTTTTCCTGGGTGAGCTGGATAAACTCGCCGTCGTAACTAGGCCAGCGTAGTTTGCAGAGATCGCCGCGGCGTTGGCCGGTCCAATAGGCCAGCACGACAGCGCGCCGATAGGGCTCCGGCAATTCCCGCATCGCCTGCTGCGCATGATCATCACGCCAGGTCGGGTATTCGCCCTTGGGAATCTTGGTGGCAAGTCTTGTCGCGGGCGACACCTCGCGATATTCGCGCTCGACTGCCCACGCGAAAAATGACGATACCGTGCGACAGAAGGACAGTGCCGCGCCGGCGCCGCGATCAAGCGCAATATTGTCACGGATTGCCATCAGGTGAGAGCGCCGCACATCGGCGATCGGCACCACCTTCAGTGCGTGGAAAAGGGGCTTGAGGTAAAGGACGTAATTATTCTGCGTGTTGGGTCGCATCGCCCGCCACTCGATGCTGCGCTGCCAGGCATCGACAACGCCGGCAACCGTGCTTTCAGCCGATACGCGTGGCCCGCGTGGTAGCCGTTCGCCGCGCGCGGTTTCGTCTTTGCTCATTCAGCCACCTCTCGAGCGCAACATCAGGATCTCTGATGTTTTCGGTCTGTGGCTTTGACTGCATGGCCTTGTCAAGCGCCTCGCGGTCCCAGCGGGGCATCCTTACCCCTAAAGAGCGATCCGGCGGCGGAAGCTTCCCCTGGCGCACCAGGCGGCGCAAGGAATCGATGGTGATGTCGAGATGCTCGGCGGCGTGGGGGAGAGATAGCCAGCGGGTCATCGCAGAACCCTCATGTAGCAGCGGGCTTTGTGCTCTTCGCAGTAGGGATAACCGGGGACGATTGGGGCTCGGCACCAGTGCGGCAGCCCGCCCTTCCACGGGCCGTGGTCGAGGATAAAGCGGCACTCGGATGGGCTCGGGACGGGAGGCGGCTGCGCGATCGGCGGCGGTGGCGGGGGTATCGTGTCTTTCTCCTGCAAACGGTAGCGGTAGCGCGCACCGGCAACAGCATGGTGGGAAATCGACATCACGGCGCCGATGCGGGTATTGGAAAGCCCCAGCGCAATGAGTTCACGAAGTCGTGATACCGCAGTTTCGGTCCAGGTGGTGACGGGGGGGCCCCTCACGGGTCGAGGGGGTCAATTTGTGGGTCGGCGTGGCGCATCATTCGGCAGGTTCCCCCTTTGGCGCGGATGTCCTCTCCTCACCGAAACCGTGCGGGATAACCACGCCTTCAATGCTGCAAGGCAGCGTGGGATCGCGCACAAGACGATCTATCGCGGCTTCAAGTCGCGCATCCTGTCGGCGACGTTCCGCCGGCCATAACCGCATGAACCGCTCCCATATGGAGCGCTGCCGCAATTCAATCATGCGCGGATGTCCTCTCCTCACTCATCACGGGTTGCCCTTTAGCTGGCGAATAGCCGCCGCCCCTGCTTCGCAGGCTTCGTTCCATTGATCGGCGTGCTCATGGCTGACGCCATAAGTATCGGGGTCGATGAGCATGTCCTCCATGACTTGAGCGCACCGCTCGATCATGTCGTCGAGTTCGATGAGCTTGTCGCGGATGGCGGTTAGCTCATCGCGCCGCACCAGAGTGAGGAACTCATCGTTGGCAATCCAACGGGCAAGTTTCGACATGATGTCATCGCTCATGCGCGGATGTCCTCTCCTCACTCTCGCCAATCTTTTCATTGCGGATGGCCGAGGCGATGGTTGCTGGCGGGAGTTGATCGAAATACTCAGCGATCCGCGCGCACCGCTCTCGTTCCTCTGCGCGAACGGCGTTGAGCATGGCTTTTAACTCATCACGGTTTTGCGGCAGACCAATCGTGCGCTC